TACAGCGTTACCATTAACTTCAGCAATTGCGTTGATTCCACCTGTGAGGGTAGCAAGCGCAACTGTGTCAAGTGAGTCAGCCATGTTGAACGCGATGATGTCAGCAATTGCTGGATCAACATCTGAGAGTGAGAACAACTCAAGCTTACGGGTTGCGAGTGACGCATTTCCGTATTCCTGAAGTGTAACTGAAGCTGTTGTTGTGTTACCAAGTGCTACTGCATCTGGATCAACTTGCTCAGTAAGTGGTGTTGTAGCAGCCGACAGATCTGTGTAGAACTGGAAGACTACTGATGAACCAGGCATAGCCTGTTGTACTGGCTTCTTGTCCGCTACATCGCGGACCATTGGCACAGCACGGAGCGCGAATTCTACATAACGGTCATAGGCGGTCTGTACTAGAGAAGTACCGAGGGAGCCAGACGTGGTATCTGTATATGCGTTGCTCATTGTGTGTCACCTTCTTTCTGTAAAGGTTTGTGCTTGGATGGGTTTTTTATCGTCGGAAACGTTGGCTTGGTGAGCCAGTTAACGCGTTAAGTTCTTCAACTGTTTTAGCCCCAGCAATCTTTGCAGCCAGATCCTGGTCGCGTGATGGGGTATTTGCGTTTTGTGTTGCAGCGTCAATACGCTGATATGCAGCCACGTTTGCTTTGGTTTCTTCGGATGTTGGAGCAGGTTCTTGTCCAGCGATCTGGAAGCCGAATACATCGGCGTTCTCAGCTAGCCAGGCATCAACTGCTTCAGGCGTTGAAATATCGCCAGGTATAAACTTGGCGACCTTTTCTGGGACGCCTTTATTAGCCAATACTTCTTTGACTGAACGACTACGAAGGTCTGACTGGATCTGCGCTAGCTGATCTGACAGTTCCTTCTTTTCTTTCTCTGCTCGCTTTAGGGCTTTGCGGAGATTTGCTGGACCATTATCTGTCTCAGCTTCTTCTGTAACGAAGTCATCTTCGTCATCTTCATATTGGTTTGCCATGCGGCACTCCCTTTCGTTGATTGAGACGCAGGCCACAAGTTCTCTCAGGGGAAAGAGGCTTGGCTCCCACTACCAGTCTTAATACGCGTTATCGGTGCTGGTAGACCGTAACGGATTCTGTTTGTTAGCCGAGGCCGCTGGTATCGCTAATGCCTAGGCTGCCCTTGCCTGCTCCTGATGAACCAGAGAAGGCTGCGACTTCTTGAGTCTTAAGACGCTGCAATTGCTGCTCTGCTTGAGCGCCACCGGCTGTACCAAAGACTGATGCCTGTAATGCTCCACCGACTCCTTGTTGCGGGGCAAGGGCGCTATATCGCTGGGCAAGGGTTTGAGTTGCAGGTAGTTGCTGGCCAATAGCCATGAAGCCTTGCTGGGCTTGAGCTTGTGTAACCCCTTGTGCCGCAAGTGCTTGTGCGTTCTGTGCGCTAATGTCCGTGTTTTGCTTTTCTGCTTCAGCGCCGATCTGGGCAGCAGTAACCTTTTGCTGGATGATGTTAGAAGCAACCGCTGGATCAAGAAGGTGCATTGTTAAGTCGCCAGCGGTAAGGCCAAACTGAGCCTGTAGCTGCTGCTTTACAAATGGATCTTCAGCATTAAGAGCGGTACGGGCAGCGTCTACACGCTGTTGAACTTCAACTGGAGAAACATCCTTAGCAATTAACTGGCCAAGATAACCAACGTCATTGATTACAGATGCTGGCAAACCAGCCTTAATCATAACGTCCTTATATGATGCTTCGGTTGCAAGATAATCGGCAGGACTAAGAACTGGCAGTCCTTGCTTGAGACGAGTTTCATTTGCAGAAAAACGCTGCTTCCACTCATCAGTGGTCTGCAATTCAAGCAAGGCGGTACTTTGATCCATGCCTTGATTGGTAATGAAATCAATATACTTAGCACCAAGGCCGCCAACACCATACTGGTCAAGAAGTTGCTGACCAGCAACTTTCCAGTTTGTTTGCTGCTGCTCTTTTGCTGCCTGAGCCTGCATATTTTGAGTGTTAAATAATGAGTAAAGTTGATTATTCTGGGCGCTTAATTGTTCTTGCAAAGCGCTAATCATTGAATTAGATTGATTAGTAAGTTGGCTTAATGCTGCGGTGAAATCAATACCTGAAGCATTGGCTGAGCCAGTTGTACCTGATGCGGCTCCAGTTGTTCCAGCAGAACCAGTTGTTCCACCAGTTGAGCCAGTAGTACCACCTGTACCGCCTGTGCGGTCTTGAGCCAACTTGCGTTCAACCTGTACATCTGTAAGCCCTATTGAAGCAGGACTCACCGTTGCTGGCTTTGGCGCTGCGGCAGTTCTGGATGCGGCATTGGCTTTAGCGCGATTAAGCGCTGAGCGCTCGGACGGGTCTAAATTATCAACTGCCATTATGCACCAATCTTTCCGAACATTTTGAGCAAGCTGTCCACACCACCCATGACGGAATCACGGGCATTGTTGGTATAACCCCAACGAGGATCTTGCTTAACCTTTGTTTCAAACTGGTTAAGAGTCATTGGGTTTGGATTATTTGGGTCAGTTCCACGAAGCGCATCTGAAACCATTTTACCATAACCCGTTGAAGCAGATAGGTCAACCGAATCTGATGGGACTTCAAGGAGATTGGCAAGGCTATTGATGTAAGGATTTGCCAATGAACGAAGGGTAATTCCTGCATCAAGTTGTGGGGCATAAGCCTTATAGTTTTGCTTTGCCTGATTGATGATGTCTTGCTTCCAAGTATCAATCGTTGACTTGCCAAGCAAGATGCTTTGGGCGGCATCAGTGAAGTAGTTACTACCACCGCTGGTGTTAAGACCGTTGAGACCATAATCGTTGGCAATGCTCTTAAGTTGTGACATATAGTTACCGGCTGCGCCACCAGGCAATGCAACGTTAATCTTACCTGTTTGGGCAATGTGCTGAGCAATTGCAGCTGCATCAATACCCTTACCCCATGACTGGTCTAATGCCCATTCAGCAAGGCTTCCAGTACGGGTAAGTGTTGGCCATGAGCCATCGGCATTTTGCTTTAACTCAGGACCAATCTGATCTGGTGTAAGTGTCTCACCGCTTTGAGCAGCAACACGGGCAATGTATTCACGCATACGGTTATATGAGTTTGCGTAATCGCCAGGAGATGACACACGAGCAGTCTCGGCATTTTGCCATGTGGCTGAGTTATTTTTAGCCCATGAGGTGTTGAGGAATTCTGCCTTGAAGCGGTTGACATCCCAACCGCCAGCCATTGCGTCAGCAAATAACTTTTTAAGTGATGGGTCTGAGTCAATCAGTGCAGCTTGGATACCGTACTGTGCCATAAAGTCGGCTTGAGTTTTAGGACCAGTACCGCCGGTACTACCAGTAGGAGTTGTTGTTTTTGTTGCGGTGGATGTTGTTTTAGTGCCAGCAACGGCAGGCTTAGTTGGTCCGCTTGGGGCAGTTGCTTTTGTGGTTGCAGTTGGTCCTGCTGCGCTGGCACCGCTAGGTCCTGTTGGTTTTACACCAGCCGCGGTGGCTTTATTTTGAGCCGCAGCAATTGCATTTTGAGCAGCTGGGATAGCTGCTTTTGCTATTGTATCGCCAGCGGCAGCACGAGTCTGAAGATCCTCAAGTTTTTTCTTTGCGGCGGCAACGTTTTTTTCAGCCTGTGTCGCGGCGGCACTTGTAGTGGCTTGAGTTGCTTTGGTTTCAATAGTAGGGAAATCTTGCTCTAATTGCTTTAATTCTTTGACGGCATCCTTAAACATTGTGGAATTTGTATCCGCAGTATCAAGGATATTCTGTAATATGCCTGCTTTATTTTTTGCTTCTTCTAATTGCTGGTTTGCAAACTCTGCTGGGATTTGAACATTTCCTTGTGATGGCGTTACACCAGCAGATACTGATGGTTTAGTCTGGTCCGTGGTAGCATTAGCAACAACTTTACCGTTTGTAGGGTCTATCCAATTTTTGGTTTTTGGATCAGTTTTAACTGTTGTTCCATTACCAGATGCGTATTCGCCATTTCGCAAATAACTGCCATAGGTATTACCATCACCACCATCATACACAATCCAGCCTGTGTAATTTGCAGGTGGGGTTGTCTTTAATGCAGTCTTTGGATCAAATGTTGGAATCGCTGAGGCTGTCGGCTTTGCGGCAGAACCTTGAAGCAACTCTTGGTTTCTGGCATTAGCAGCAGCAAGAACTTTTTTAATTTCTTCTGCGCTCATGTTTTTAATAGCAGAGGCGGAAGTTCCTGGCTTATAATTTGCTATAGGATCTTTTTTGGCAGCCAATTAGAAACCCCCTCGGAATTGACCCATTGCGGATCGCATAGCATCAAAGTATGTTGTTGCAGCGTTATAGTCTTTAGCCTCTGGGCCTTGACGAACGATATTGCTTACAAAATCTGTTTCACTTAGCGGATTTTTCTGAGTTGTAACATCGCGAACTGGAGTATATGGAGACAGTCCAGTGGTTCCGCTAGTATCGTAAATAGATTCGCGAGTCATAATTGGGTGAGTCTTTGCATACTCAAGGAACTTCTGATGATACTGCTGAACTTCTTGATCTGTTGCATTACGTCCCAGTAGGCTCTGATATACCTGATTTGTAACGAATCGGGTTGAGGTAATATCTGGCTGTACGGTTTCTGTAGTGTATGTAGGAACACGCGTTTTGCCCGATACGACAGGGCCGGTGCCAGCAGTTGTTGGTGTGTAAGCAATGGCTGGGCCTGTGCCGGTTGTGACAGTAGTGGTTTTAACCGCTGGTTTTGTCGCTGCCATTGTTATCCTAACCTTGAGAATACAGAGTTAATTACTGTGTTGAGTTGTGGTTGCTCTGAGCCTACTTGCTTGAGCCAACCTTGCCATGCTTCGTTTTCAGCCTTTGTATATTCAGTAGCGCCTGATGCGCGGAGCTGAATGATCGCCTGAGTATGCTGAGTCCAAGCATCCATCAATTGCTTGATTGGAAGTGCCTGATCGCCATAAGTCTTGCTGATTTCAGCATCTGACTTATTAGCAAACATCTGAGTGAAGTCTTGGGCTGCTTGAGCAGCAACGTGCTTCTTGGCATTGCTTGTATAGTCATCCCACCAGATTGGGTTCATCTGGCCATACTGGTTAACAAATGCTGACCATGCGGCACGTTCGGCAGTCTGTGGTGCGCCTTGGGCGGCAAGCTGCGCCATAGCCTTATCGTGACCAGCCCGCTGGGCTGAGATAAAGTTGTTGCCTGCTGCGACATAGTAAGACTTTAGGAATTCCTCTGGAGTCTTATTAGCACGAAGGTGCATTTTAATGACCTCATCGTGAATAGCCTGAGCATCGCCAGAACCGCTAGTAACCTGTGGAATTAGGAACGCAGCACCGACAGCATTTGGACCATTGATTAAATCTTGTTTAGATTCAATATAGTTAATTGCTTTATCTGTATACGGAATGGTTGCGCCAGGGACGGCACCAATAGATTGAGAAATTGTATACGATATTGCACCGGTGCCATGCTCGGCAATAAACTTATCAAGTGCTTCTGCGTAAGTCATTGGCTTGCCAGTGATGGGTGAAGTCTGCTTGAGGATGTTGTAGAACTCTTGACGCAAAGCGGGATCTTCGCTTGTAACTGCTGGGGCCAATGGGCTTACAGCGCCAAGGATGGCCTTCATAATCATCATTGACTTAGCGTTGTTCTTAATGCGATCTAGGAACGCCTGCTTTTCAACTGGTGAAGCATCTGATCCAGGAATCTGACCGTGTGCTGATGCTGAAACAATTGATGATATAATTGCGTTATGGAATGATGTTTCTGTTTCCTTAGCATCAATTGCATGATAAATAGCGCGAGCAACGGCGTTAGGCATTAACTGGTCAAAGTATCCCTTGGCAAAACCTGCACCGCCGGTAACTTTCTTGATCTCACGATCAAGGGTTGGATCAAATGCACCAAGGGTGTTGGCACCAATTGAAATGAACGGTGTTACGCCAGGAGTATTGAACTCTGGGAGTACGGTCTTAAGTGACTGCAAATCGCCAGTAGCTGTGATTGGTAGGTTGCCTACAACTGGCAAGCCAAGTTGGTTGGCTGCGTTAAGGAACATACCGCCAAGTTCACCAACGACTGGAAGTGTGATGTGCTTCTGGCCATTTGAGTCAACTTCTACAAAGCCTGGGTTATTGATACCCTGTTGAACCAACTGGTACTGGCGGAAAGCCTGTGGGTTGGTAAGGATCAAGTTACCGGCACGGCGCATAGCCTGCTCTTGGGCAAAGTAAAATGGCAAGTAGTTACGAGCCAAAACCGAGAACTGTGTACGAAGTGAGGTATTGTGAATCTGCGGAACCATTGAGAATGATCCACGAGTCATAGCAATACGCAGTGCTTCTTCTTCGCTTAACTTGCCTGTATTAACAGCCATCTGTAGCGAGCGCATTTCATTCTTGACGTGGTTAAAGAACAATGGCTCACGGGACATACCGTTGATGATTGGGTCAATAACGTGATGGAAGCCAAAGTTGGTAATGCGCTGCTGAAGGTTAATGCCTGGCATCTCACGGTAACGCTGACCAGCGATAGCACGTGGGCGCTCTCCTGGCTGTAGCGCACGGATCTCGTCAAGGGTTGGCTTCTCGCCATTAGCGATCTTATCCAAGAAAGGCATATTGACCTTATCGCCTTCGCGACCAACAAAGAGATTCAAGATGTTATCTACGCGGTCAAATGCAAAGTCATCTGCATTTTCTGTATACCCAGCCATGAGACGACGCTCACGAGCATATGGGGCATAATTTACATCGCGGATACGGGCTGCTTCTTGTGAGCGTACTGCATCAAGGGCTTCTTGTACAGACTTGCCTTGACGAAGTTGATCTCGTAAATCACTTGCAATCTGATTACGAGATACGCCAGCAGTGGTCTTAGAAAGTTCAGTGTAATAGTGAAGGTCAAATTCAGGATCTACGTTTGTGTAGAAACTGTACTTGCCAGCTGGTACTAGCGGATTCTTTGTAACTCCATAAACATTGCGGAGTTCTTTTTGAATCTGCTTGCCGGTTAAACCACCGTTACGCTCAGCCTTTTGGCTGACAATATCGGACAACTTGTTATACATTTCCTGTTGTTCGGCAGGGATGCCATAGCCTGTAAGGGTAGCTCCAGTTCCCATGTGACCACGGGTTGCAATAGCAATACGAGCAGCAAGGTCAAGGTCATCTTCTGATGCCAACTTGCTCATGCTCTTGGCGTATAACTTCTGAATCTTTTTGCCCTTTACGGCATCAGCGGCATCTGCTAAGAAAGAAGCAGGATCTGTGCCTAGTGAAAGAGCATGAGTAGCGTTTTCAAGGATCGCATCGGACTCGCCCTTGGCAAGTTTATAATTCATCTTTTGTGCAGATGAAGCAATTTTTGCTTGGGCCGTTGAGATTGCACCAAAACGGAATACGGCTGGTAGCAATTCAGATGCAGCAATACGCAAACCGAAACCTGCGGTGAGCAGGGCTAGTGGCTTAAATACGCTATCGGTGTAAGCCTTGGCGGCAAAGTTATCAATCTTGCCATAGATTTTGCCGTATGTGCCAACGTTACGCATAGCGCCCTTGACTTCACGGAAGTCTGGAAGTACAAACTTTCCAGCATGATCTTCATACAATCCGCGCTGATAAGTTCCTGCGGATGATTCGCCTACTGATACATTGTCGCCAGAGAAGAAACCATGACCAAACTGATTCTTGTCAATTGGACCTTCAACGATCTGACCAATTCTGTCGTGCATTTCACGGACAAATTGAGTGTCGTCTGGAATACCAGCAGCTTTAAGCATTTCATTGACAATGCCTGAATAGATCAGTTTCTTTTGACGAATATCAGCAGCATTAGCAAACTCAGTTACGCGTTGCTTAGCCAATTGATCTGACATGGAGAAGCGAGCCATGCGGTAGATTGGCACCAAAGCGGTTGGGTTATCTGGGCTAAACTGGATGTTGGAAAGATCCAGAGTCTTGTCATCAATGGCGTATGGCAAGTATCCGCTGAATGTACGGACTTTACCGGCAAGGGCTGACTTCCAAGCATCTTTATCAAATGGTCGGAATACGACAGGAAGGATTTTTTCTAGTTCATCTGATTGCTGGACTACTTGCTTGATTTCGCCAGTCTGCTCATCAACAACATTCTGAAGGGTGGCTGTGTAACCCTTACGAGGTAAAAAGAAGTTTGCTTGGTTGGCACGAAGATAGTTAACATCGTTTGCATCCCACTGGCGTAGTTTGTCTGCTGCGGTAGATAATGCAGCACGAACTACTGTGCGTGATGGTACAAATGAAGATGTTGTTGATAGATAATTCTGTGAGAACTCAGCATCGCCCATTGTCTGTAGGAAAACTTTGTGAACATCGTTGCTGGTCATTGTGCCAGCTTTAGCCTTGGCATCTTCCAAGTATGGAAGCATCTCTTGTAGACCAGGGTTCTTAATGGCTACAGTTGCGGCACCATTGGCACCGTTCATATCCTTGGCAATGTCATCAAGGGAGCGGACATAACGGGTTCCTGCTCCGCCAAATACTCGGTCAATAGCCGATGGGTTCTTACCGGCATTGTAAAGATTGTTTAGTTGCTCGGATGAACCAAAGGTCTGAAGACTGTTGCGCTCAAGAAAATTCTGAAGGGCAGGGATTCCCTGCTTAAATGCCAACTTGTTGGTGAGGACATTGACGCCTTCTTCGGTTTTAACCGTAAGATATTTGCCTTGAGTAATGCCAGACTTAGCCTTGAGGCCAATAGCTAATGGGTCAAGCTCAACGTCAAATGCCGCATCACCAATACCTGATACAACTTTACCAAGACCAGTATCTGTATTGCGAAGATCGCCAAGACCAGGAACGATTGCTAAAGCATTAGCAAAATCACGGCCTGCGGAAACTTTATAGTTTGGGTTGTTGGAATCATTAAGCGAGTCACGGTATCCAGTACCAAAACGGCCTACAAGATTACGCTCAAGGCTGCCAGCAATATCGGCGCCTAAAGCAGCACCTTCGGCACCACCAAAAAATCCGCCAAGCGTTGCGCCACCAGCAATACCTGCTGTGGCTAGAAGACCTTGAATAACTCCATGTCGTGTATAGACAGAGTGAATAAATTTATAGTCGCGTTGGACTTCCTGAAGTGGCTTGTTGAGCCATGTTAATGCTCCGCCAACAACTTTAGCAGCTCCGCCAAAAACGGTTTGCCAAATGCTCTGGTTATTGTGTGTAGCCTGATTATCATTCAATGCTTGCTGAAATGCGCTTACATTGTTTGCATGAAGCAAGGTTGTGGCGGAAGCATCCTGATTGGAAGATGCCGCAACGTCACTTGCAAGAGCAGGATTGTTTGCAAGGGCAGGGTGATTAGATAGCGTTGTATTCAGATTTGATACTGGATCTGCCATTAGTACACCTGATTAAATCTTTGCGCCAATGCTCTGAGTGCTGGGGAAGCCGTAGGGGAAGAAGCCATTGCTTGGATCTGTTCTTTGGCTGTCTGATATTGTGACACATCAGCGTTAGTCAAGTTAAGAACTTCTGGGCCAGGTCCTGCACCAGATGCAGCACCGGCAGTTACTGGCTCAAGTGGCTTTGCAGTTGGTGCATTAAGTGGTGTAACAGCTGGCTGAATAGGCTGACCGTTTCCAGCAGATGGTGCCATAGGTTGCTGTGGCTGCATAGCAGATGCAGGTGCAGACTTTGGCGGTATGTTTGTTTTTGCCATTGGTGCTGATGCTTGCATATCCATTAGTGCTTGGGCATCGCCATATGCTGGCATACCTGATACATAACGAATCGCTTGCTTTGATGCTGGTCCGCCATCGGTTCTGCGCGATAGTGCGCCTGGGCCTGATGTCATTGCTGGCTTATCTGCCTGTGGCATGACTATTCTCCCTCTTGTAGTGTTTCAATGGTTCGGGCTGCATACTCGTGGAAGGATTCTTTATCATCCACGAAACTTGCTTGGTGTTCAAACATCTGAGTCAAGATGTCAAACCCGCTTGCTATATCAATTAAGATAGCTGCGGTTGTGTCGGCGAGAAGGGCAAAGAAATCCCATTTGGTTACCCGCGTTGGTACTTTGCCCAACTCGTCGGACATTTACTTATCCTCGCTTAATGAAATTGCCTTGGCCAGTTTCGGTTGATGCGTAGCGAGGTGTTTGTGCTGGAGTTGTTTTACCAGCAGTGATGGTGATTTTACCAGTTGGCTTTGCAGCGGCTTTAACAGGGCCAGTGGGCGCTGTTGATGGCTTTGGAGCAGGCTTGCCAAGAAGTCCACCCTTGTTCACAAAATCTGCTACGCCTTGCGCTGCAGCTGCAATAACACCATGATCCGGATGTACATAAGCATTACCAGTGTTATTTACTGGCTTAGTATTTGGGGACTGTGGGGTAGGCATTTTTACTTAGAACCCTTGTTAGTTCCCTTTGTGACTGAAGGCTGCTTTGTGTAAAGGACTGTTGACTTTCCTGTACCCTCTGGACCCTTCTTAGGCTGAATCTTTGTTCCCTGTGTAACAGCGGCAGATGAACCCATGCTGCCCTGATTCTTTGGTGAAGGAACCTTTGTAGTCAATGATGACTTCATTGTTGCCATTTGTGTATCTCCTATAGGTTTGTTTTGATCGCCAGAAACGTTAGGCTGGCGACCTTCTGGAAACAGAAGCGGAAAGTGCTGGCTGTCCAGAAGATGAAAGTCCTGCTAATAGATTCTGCAATGCAGAACCACCTTGGCCGCCACCTTGTGGCATTGCAGGCATACCTTGCGGTGTAGGAGCCCCAGGGGGAACCTGTCCAGTGGCGCCTTGCGCCTCGCCTGCGGTAGCTTCCTCTGGGGATACTGGAGCGGGCGCAAATGCTTGGGCAATAACATCTTCAATGTTATCTCCAGCCATGCGTCCCTTAATTGCTGCGGCAATCGCTGTGATTGCCTTTGAAGGATCTTGTCCTTGTGCAGCCATAGATGGAATTGCTTGAGCGTATGCTGCAACTGATTGCATCAACGCATCACGTAATTCTTCTACTTCAACTCGTTCTTCTTCCATGGTGACGTTCATCTCCCATGGCATCTGACGACGCAAGAAGTCGCGTGAGATTAACTTATCTCCACGAGCCTGAAGTCCGAATACCAAAGCACGGTTTGGATCTAGTCCAGCC